AGCCCGCTGCGACCCACGTGAAACCGATTCGTCGCCGGATCCCAGCCGTCGGCGGTGAAGTAGTGACCCTGCGTGCTGATCGTGACCGGATTACCGGTCCGCGCCTCGTTGGCGAACGTGCCCCAATCCGGACCGCTGACCAGCTTCGTCGCCACACCCAGCTTGTCCATCAACGCCTTTTCGGATGACAGTCCGGCCATCCCCTGCGCCGATGTCCAGCCGACCGTCCTGGCCAGATCGGTCGCTTCGCGGAGTGTCGGATTCCTGCCGAACCTTTGCGCAAATCGGACAGCGGCAGCTGGGCCACATGCAGCATATGCCTCGTCATTGGTGAGCTGGGGATCGCCGAACTGACTGATGTCGCGCTGGGCAGCCGCCTGGGCGGCACCCGCCCGCCCCAATCCCTCGGTCGGCGTCGGCGTCGTCCTGGGTGAAGTGCCGCCCAGAATCGTGTTGACGTAGCGCTGGGTTTCCTCGAACGGCGGCACGCCACCGTACTTGGCAACGTTGCCCGGTCCGGCGTTGTACGCCGCCAACGCCTTGCTGTAGTCGCCGCCGTACTGCTGCAGGTGACTGGCCATCAACCTGGCGGCGCCCTCGAGCGACTGGTACGGATCGGTCGGATCGACACCCATGCCCTGCGCCGTGGCGGGCATGAACTGTGCAACGCCCGTCGCCCCGGCCGGACTGCGCGCGTTCGGATTGAACCCGGACTCTTGCTGAATCTGACGGACGAAGATGTCCGGATCGATACCAGCCTTGAGCGCGGCCTGACGCGCGTAGTCCTGGAGTGGTCCGCCCGGCTGAGCAGCCGACACTGTCGGCGGGGCAAGCGACGGTTGCGGTTGCTGTTGACCGGGGAACCAGTTGGGCAGGCTTGGGAACCAGTCCGGCAATCCGTCGCTCCGGCCAGCAAAAACCGGCGACGGCCCCGGTGCAGGATTCGGGGAAACTGCTGCACCACCAGCAGGTGATACGAGTGGTGTAGGTGCCGCCGCCGGCGGAGGAGATGCTACCGCTAGCGAGGCCATGGGCACCGGACCGGGGCCGGGTGCCGTCATCTGGTCGACTACATCGGCGGGCATGCTCATGTCGGCCGGTGGAGGACCAGGTGCCGTCACCTGCTGAACCACATCGGGCGGCATGTTCATGTCAGCCGGTGGTGCGGGTGTGGGCGCCGGCTCAGGCGCTGGTGGCGCCTCGGGTGGTGAGCCGGTCGCCCACGCGCCGAGTCTGGTCAGGTCGGCCATGCGGTCGTTTGCCCAATGGGTCAACCCGATGTCCTGGATCTTGCGCGTCGCGTCTTCCTGAAACAGCTGGTTCTGCCAGTCGTCGTAGCCGCTCTCGTCAACATCTGGCAGCGGGTGGGCCACTACTCGCGCTCGCGTTCCATGGCTGCCTCTTTGGACGGCGCCTCGACGTCCGCATGGCCGTTGATCCAGGCGAGCTGCTTCTGGATTTGCCCGCCTGCCGTGCGCTGGTCCGCGGTCAGTCCACCGGCGCGGCTGTGCTCGAGCTCGACGAGCGCCTGCATCAGCGCTACGGCCTCACGCCTGGAGATGATCAGCCACGGGCGGCGATCGGTTTGCCCGGACATGTCACCTCAGCCGCCACGTCCCAGCGCCCGGCGCGTTCGACGCGTACCTGGGCAGGCCCTGATTCATCAGCGCTTCAACGTCCGGCTTGTACCAACCCTGGGCCTCGTACTGGCCCTTGATCAGCTCTTTCTGGCTGGGCGCCAGGTTGTTCCAGGTCTGCGCTGCGATCTGGTTCGGCGCGGGCAGATTGAACTGATTTTGCTGCTGCGCACCCATCATGTTGGTGCCGTTGCCGGTTGCCTCGTACGCGGTTCCGCTGCCTGGCTGCTGGCCACCCGGACCTTGCGCGGCTTGAGCGTATTGCTGGTTGGCGCCACCCGGTGTGAAGCCGGCGATCTGCTGCTGCATGGTGTTCAGATTGGCCGCCTGGGGCTGGTAGCCGCTGGTCGCGCCACCGCCGGGGATGTACTGGCCCATGGCCGCCGCGGCGAGCGAGTTCATGCTGCCGCCGGCGCCGAGCACCTGCTGGTACTTGGCCCAGTCGGCTGGACCGCGCAGATTCGACAGCAGCGTCAGGTACTGGTTGGCCGTCTGTTGCTGCAGCGCCTCGTTGGCGCGCGCCTCTTGAGCGGTGCGCAGCCACTGCGTGTAGTCCTGCTCCTGGGCAGCCATCGTGCGCTGACCCTGGCCACCCCATTGGGTGGCACCCGGGCCGCCCTGGCTGTAGGTCCACTGGCGCATCGTGTCGGGCGTGAACTGACCACCGGCACCTTCGGTCGCGCTGCGCACCGCGCCGGCCACATCGTTGAAATAGCGCTCCGCAGCCTGCTGGCGATTGCCGCCGGTGGCGGCCAGATACGTCTGCTGGGTGCCTGCATCTGCCCGCGCGTTGAACGCGTCCATGGGCATGTTGCCGCTGCCGGTCGGCGCCTGCCAGTAGCCGGTCATCGCCGCCTGTTGGGCAGCCTGCTTCTGCATCTCGTCCCAGTACTGCTGCTGCGCGCCGAGTGTTTGTTGGCCTTGATAGACGCCCAGATTCGCTGCGCGCTGCTGCTGTGCGGCGAGTGTCTCCTGGCCAGCCGTTGGGCCACCGGGCATCCACGTGCCAAACTGCGTGGTGAACCACTGTTGCGACGGGAAGGTCCAATTGTCCTCGAAGCGTCCGGTTAGTCCCGCGCGATCCTTGACCTGTTCCCAGGCAAACTTGGCTGCCGCCAGTGCCCGGTCTTGCGCTTCACCGGCTGCCTTAGAGTCGTTGTATGCCTTGGTCGCAACGTCATTGGCCCACTGGCGTGCCGACTCGTTCTGGAGGTAGCTCGCGTACTCGGTCGTATCTTGAAAACCAGACGGCATTGCTGGATCAGCCATTGGGCACCCCCATCGTCGGTTCGGTAGGCGGTGAACCAGCCGGTGGCGGTATGGCCGGCTCGGGCGGCGGCTTGAGCTCCGGATGCGCCTGCGTGACCATCTTGTACACCTGCGCAAACTGCTCCACACCCAGCCTGGCCACTTCGCGCTGGCGGCCCTGCTGATTGGGCGTACCGTCCGGATTGAAGAGCGCGCGCGTGTAGTAATCCATCTTCTGCTGCTCGGTCAGACTGGCCGAAAACGGAGCCCGGCCGGGGGCAAACGCGAGCGCGACCTTGGTGGCCGTGTCGTCAATCCACAGAGCCAGGTCATTGGCCACGTCGTCGAGCATCGTCTGACGCTGTGGCGTTCGGCGCGCGCGGGTCGGTTCCTCCGCTTGGTCCTGCGGATTGTCGCTATAGGGCATCGCGGGCGACTCAGCCACGCCGTCTCCAGTCGCGCAGACAGTAGCCGCCCGCAATGCCAGCCAGAACCACAAACCAGTAGTAATTGCGCGAGTACTTGAGGGTGGGCCGCCTCAGCCGCATGTCACCCACCTCCTGGCAACGGGACCATGTTGGCCGGCGGCCCCGGCACGACCGGCGCGCCCGGGATGCCACCCGGCGGCATGCCGCCCGGACCGGCCGCTCCAGGTGGCGGAGGCGGCGCGATCGGCAGCCCGGCCCCGGGTGACGGGACGGGGTTGGGCGGCATACCACCCGGTGGCCCCATCGGTGGCGTCCCGGCTGTGCCGCCCGGTACGCCCGCCGAGCCCACACCGGCCAGCTCCTCGGGCGGTGGCGCGCCGGCCGCAGCCATGCGCTCACTCTCGATCGTGCCGACCTTCTGGAGCACCTTCTGCTTCAACATCGCCTGCACTTCCTGCGAGTTCTTCAGGTCGTGCAGCAGCCAACTCTTCTCGACCTCGTCCGGGTTACTGCCGCTCTGCTCGACGGCGTCCTCGTAGGTGATCAACTTGAGCTGCATCTTCTCGCCAATGGCGCGCGTCTGGATGATCTCGTTGCTCGGCGTGCTCGGGCTGAGCTTGGCGTCGTAGCGGTGCACACCCTTCAGGTCCTCTGGCCCGAGGCCCAGCCAGGTCGCCTTGCTCTGGCCGCCGATCGTCTTCTTACCGCGTGTCGCTTCGACTTCACCCCACGCGTAGACCTTCTCGGCGATGCGCTTTTCGATCAGCCACGACTCGAAGCCGATGCGGTCGCCGAGCGCCACTTCGGCATTGCTGACGATCGGGTCCCAGCCCAATCTGGCCAGGTAGGCCGCCTGATTGAGCGCATAGCCGGATTGATCGCTGGCAACCACACCCTGGACCACGCTCGGCAGCGCCAGGTCCATGAAGTGCTGCACATCGCCCATCAGCTTGTCGAAGTCCATGCCACTTCTGGGTTGATCGATCGGGCTGACGTCGAACGGGTACAGCTTGCCCGGCTCGATCTTCTCCTTCTGATTCTCGCGCCCGTCATTGCCATACGGCCCCTGCGGCACACCCGGGATCTGGCCGGGCGGGACGGTCTTCTTGAATGCCGGAAACGCGGTCAGATAGGCCGAGTTGAAGCGCATCGTGAGCAAGCTGTCGAGCATCGGAAACAGGGGCAAGAAGCCGTACAGGATGCCTAGCCCAGTCCGTTCGGGCAGCCGGCTAGCGGTGGTCGTGCCCAGCGCATGGAAGTACGGCCCCCTGAGCGTCTTCAGCAGCGGATCGCCGTAGGCATGTGGAATAACCTTGCACAGCGTCGCCTCAGCCAGGTTGCCCTGGCCCTTGTGGCGCTGGTTCGGCCCCTGCAGCAGAATCACCTGGCACTTGTAGTCCCACGCCTCGATGCAGCGGATGGTGTTGGCCGTGCCAACGGTGCTGCTCGAGCGACCCCACATGCGTCCCCACTCCGCCCTGGCCAGCTCCGCGGCACGCGGATCGAGACCTGACCACGTTTTCGGGTCGACCACGTTGCCATTCGAGTCCAGGCCGGCGCCGAAACGCTCGAGTGCCTCCTGATAGGGCAACTCCTTGATCTCGAGACAGGCGGTCAGGCCGTTTTCGTTCTGCGTGTAATAGAACGTCTCGGGCGGGACGTCGGTGGTACAGATGGGGTACGGCAGGCGCAGCTTCGTCTCCTCGGTCTTCTGGTGGTACATGCGGTCCCTGGCGTCCTGGTCGTACTCCTTGAGCTTG